CTTTACAACATTGAGACGGCGATGTTGCCGTGAGTGCATTGTACAACACTTTTTGATCTGTACACAACTATTTTTTTGCGTTTGTGCATCGGGGTCCAGTCCTTGATGTCTGGCCTTAGGTCTTCCTTGCTCATGCCTAGGGCTTTGATCTTGCCAAACTTGATGGCTGCAGCCCTACCTATCTGGCCTCTAGTGAACCAGTATGATACTGCATTGCGGCTCATGCCTGCCTTTCGAGCCATTTCGGCTTTGGTGCCAAAGTGTGCATGGACTAGTTCAAGTGCTTGTTGGCATGCGGCTTTGAGTGTGAGGTCTTTGGTCATGATTGTAAAAAAAGTTTTGGGTGTATGATTGTACATCTAATTTTTAGAGTAGAATGATTTTTGGACTTGGGGCAAACTGATGGTTTGACCGACGAGGCAGCTTTATCCATTCACAGCCGCCGTTCAACCTACACTTGTGAATGGGCAGAGAAAGAAACCTATGGACTCTCCGCAGTCGGCCTCTTCTATAGAGGACCGGGTCTATGACAGTTGTGATGTGGCTAGGATCTATCTAGCCGAGGCCTTAAAAGCCACGTCTAATTTGCCAAAAGGCATGAATAGAAGCTCCTTGATCATTGCATTTATGGAAGTTGGGACTGCAGCCCTCATTGCCGACCAAGCAAAGGAACGCAATGTCAGCTAAACCCAACGTGTTAGCAGTCATGCCGGAATTCATTCCACAAGCGCTTAAAGACATTCCAAGGTGGGTAGTGTGGAAGCTAGTGCTAGATGGCAAAAAGTGGAAAAAGATACCGTACCAAACAAACGGCAGAATGGCAAAGAGTACAGACCCTAGCACGTGGTCAACGTACGAGGATGCATTAGATGCCTATTTGATCGATGGCTTTGATGGCATAGGTATCACTATTGATGGCTCTGGTGACTTCCAGGGCATTGACTTAGATGACTGTGTCATTGATGGCAAAATGAACCATACAGCCAAGGAGTTGTTGGATCGAGTTGATGGTTACGCAGAGACTAGCCCTTCAGGCACAGGCATCAAACTGTTTACCCGGTCTAACTTAGCCAGATCAGGTAAAGTTGGTGACATTGAGGTTTACAAGGATGGCCGCTACTTTACAGTGACTGGTCACACAATCAATGGGCATAGTTCTTTGCCTAGTTCAATCCAAGACGTGTCGTGGTTTGTTGAACGACACTTTGGATCAAATGAGTCTCTCGGCCTTGAGTCTTATAAGCCGCCTCTCAATGATTGGGACGTAAAAAGAGTTGAGACAGAGCTGCTGCCTTTTGTTGGTGAACTTGAAAACTATGAAGATTGGTTGCAGTTAGGTATGGCACTGCACCATCAAGGCAGAGGCGGTCCAGATTGGTTAGAGCTATGGGACCAAGCCAGTCGAGAGACTAGCTCATATGATCGCCGTGAGTTGGAGTCTAAGTGGGATTCATTCAGCGAGCAAAGGAATAGTGGTTCAGGTGCTTTTACATTGGCCTCGATCATCAAACTGGCCAATGACAATAAAAAGGTTGAGCAGACTAAGACCTTTGATCGTTGCAAGGCATTGATCATTGACGAGACAGATCTTGAGCAGCTTAAGACAGTTGTGGTTGATGCCATTAAGGCCGAGCTTGGCCTTGACCACATCAGCCGCAACGTTTTGGCCGGCATCCTTAAGACCAAATTCAAGGATCTAAATTTTCCCATCTCTATCGGTGATGCAAAGAATCTGATCAAGCCAAAAGTCCATGAAGGTGTGCCTGAATGGCTAAGTGATTGGGTCTATGTCACCCATGAAGATAAGTTCTTCAATGTGACTAGCAAAAGGAAAGTCTCGCAACAAGGCTTTGGGGCGATGTTCAACCGGTTTTGTGGCGATGACTCTGCTGCAACTTTGGCTCTAGACTTGTTTAGGATTCCGACCCCTGACAAGATCATTTACTTGCCAATGGCTGATGACTTGTTTGAGCTTAACGGGATTGAATGCGTCAATGAGTACAACAAAAACAGTCCGCCAGATGTGCCGGCAATGCTTAGTGCCGGCGACAATGAGGCTATAGAAGTTGTGAAAGCCCATTTATCAATGATCTTGGTTGAACAACACGCTGTAGAAATCATGCTCAGTTGGATGGCTTACTGCGTTCAGAATCCAGGATCTAAAATCCGGTGGGCCCCGCTGATCAAAGGCATTGAGGGTGATGGCAAGTCTGTGCTGGGCAACTTGATGATGAGTGTGATGGGTATGGCCAATGTAGGCATTGTGTCACCTTCAGTTTTAGGAACAGGCTTTACGAGTTGGGCGGCGGGGCGCTGCGTCAATGTTTTGGAAGAGATTCGCATGGTTGGTCATAACCGCCATGATGTGTTGAATACCATCAAACCGTATATCACGAATGATCAGATCACAATCCACCCTAAAGGAGTCAATGAGTATGTGGCACCAAACACGGTCAACTATATTGCATTCACAAACCACCATGATGCTTTGCCACTTGAAGACACGGACCGTCGATGGTGGGTCCAATTCACTCCTTTCAATGACCAACAAGAGCTGCTCAAAGTAGCCAATTCAGACTACTTCAGCAACCTGTTTAATGCCATAAAAGACCATGCTGCAGGTCTTAGGAAATGGTTGCTTGAGTACCAACTCAGCCCGTTGTTCAACCCAAAGGGCCAAGCACCATCATCTTTGGCTAAAAACCAGATGATCAGCCTCAACGTTACCGATGAGTTTGGTGCTGTAAAAGATCTCATTGCCGAGGGTGGATATGGCTTCAATGAGCAAATTTTGTCGAGCAAACACTTAGCTATGGCAATCAGTTTGATGGAAGATATTGAAGTCCCAAAAGGCAAAGCACTTCAAAAAATGCTCTTGAAATTAGGCTTTTCATGTATGGAAAAGACAGTCAAATGGCGAACTACAAAATGTCAAGTCTGGTTGAAAGGGTCGTGTTTAGAACTTTTCAAAGGGTTGGATGACTCGGCAAAAAATGAAAAAGCCAGGTCACTTTTAGACAAAACCGTGGAAATTGATCTTTTGAGTTGATGAACTCGAACTCGACCCTCAACTCGACCCTCAACTCGACCCTCTCTAAGTTGTTGATTTCTATATACTTTATACCTAAAAGGGTCGAGGTTCGAGTTAATAGTATAAAGTTGGTTGCCGGCAGAATAATATATAAATATGAAAACAGTTGTATATGTTTATTTATGGGGGCGGACTGGAAGTGAACGCGAACTCGACCCTATCCTCCACACCGTGACGTACGTACACCCACACAAGGAGTAAAAGTATTGTCTACAACTAAGTCAGAATCAAGCGAGCAGACAACCCTAGTTGCCAAACTTAAGTCAGAATCAAGCGAGCAGACAACCCTAGTTGCCAGAGTGCGCAACTTCCATCCTGACCTGGTTTTTATGAGCATCCCGAATGGTGGCAAAAGAGACCCAAGAGTTGCTGCGCAGATGAAACGCGAAGGGGTTTTAGCCGGAGCACCTGACTTGTTTTTGGCCGAACCTCGAGGCGATAAACATGGCTTGTTCATTGAGATGAAAAAGATTGGCGGCAGGACAAGCAACAATCAAGACTTGGTCTTCGATAAGCTTAGGCAAAAAGGCTATGCGGTGCTAGTTTGCGAAGGTGCAGATGCGGCCTATGGTGAGTTTCTGCGCTATGTCTATGGTGATCAACCTCCTGCGTGGCTTACGCGCTACCTAAGCGATCCTGGCAAGACGTAGAGCATAAGTCATGAGGTTAGCTTTATGCTAAAATCTAAATTAGAACGTCTGACCGAAAGGGTTTGATTTATGACACAATTACGAGCAAAAGGCATTCCTGGTAACAAACCGGGCAGCCAAAAAATGCCCGGTTCAGGGCGAAAAGTTGGGTCGGTGAACAAAGTTACACTGACCGCCAAACTAGCGATCGCCGAGTTTGTCGACGGAAATGCGCATCGATTGACCGGCTGGCTTGATGCTGTGGCCGATGGAGTGCCGATGCTTGATGCTGAAGGCAAACCAGTCTACGACCAAGATGGCAACAAAGTCTACATAACTCGGCCAAACCCGGAACGAGCGTTTAATTTGTTTCAAAGTGTGGTTGAGTATCATGTGCCTAAGTTGGCTCGCAGTGAGATTAGCGGGCCCGGCGGTGGAGTGATACCGATTGCCGCGGTCGACCTTAAGGGCTTGAGTGATGTAGAGCTTGACACAATGCAAAAGTTGATGACCAAAGCTGCAGGTCAATGAACGCCCCGCTCAGCCCCGCTGTGATGCTGGAGATGATTCAGCTGGAACAGTTGCGCCGCAAAGCTGAAAGCTCGTTGTACGAGTTCGTCAAGCAGAGCTGGCATGTGGTGGAGCCGGGGATACTCTTCATCCCCAGCTGGCACATTCAAGAGATCTGCGAACACCTGGAAGCCATCTCCAATGGGGACATTCGGCGCTTGCTCATCAATATTCCGCCTCGGCACTCAAAGTCGACAATCGTTTCTGTCATGTGGCCGATGTGGGAGTGGATTGCGAAGCCGGAAGAGAAGTTCCTGTGTGCCAGTTATGCGGGCAACTTGTCAATCCGCGACAACTT